TTGATACCTTGACGATCTAGTTCTGGAAAGAATACTTCCTCATAGAACTTGCGAAAGTGATTGTCAAAGGCTAGTGAGTCGCTTCTTGCACCAAAATGCAAGTCTGTTACCATTGCAAATTTCAAATTTATGCCTCGTAAATAGCTGAGTTAGCACCGTGTTCTGCTACTTCTACTTTCACACACCAACAACGATCATCTGTCATCTTTCTTACTAAAGCATCAGCAAATGTCCAAGAATGTTCTGCGAACTTTTCTGCGCCTACACCATCAAATATACGAACTTCTGCAAGACCTTGAGACTCTAATGCAATCATAGTATTTAAGTGAGGATCTTTTCTATCTACTACAACTTTGTGGTCAAAACTATCCTCTAGCCATGCTTTCAATTCTTTGAGGCCGCCGAAGTCTACTACCCAATTCTTATTGTCTAGTTCTTTGCATGCAAAAGTAAACGTAAATGCTAGACTGTAGCCATGTAGTAGGTGACAATGTGAATGGTCTGCATTAGGCTGACGAAAGACTGCTGATAGTCCGATGTTGTGACCGTAATGTTTTGTGCTGTAATGCATTATTTAATTCCCTCAAACCAAACTTTCAAACATTCATTATCAATACTTATACTTTCTTTTTCATCTGTTGTAAGTGCTTCACAAACCATATCTACACTTTCTTCAAACGAATCATAAAGATATTTAGCATCGTAGAGTTCTGGATAAACTAGACGATTAGGAACAACTGGTGTTGACTGTAAGTAAGATGCTTCTGCGATGCCGAAGCCAAAGTTTTCTTGTAAAGCATAGCTGACTGTACACTTTGATCTTCCTAGTAGTTCATAGTAAGCGTCTTTGCTCAGATTTTCTTCTTGTGTCTTGATAAACTTAGCATCAATGCCTCTTTCTTTAACTTTCTTTTCAAGTTCATCAAAGAGCCAAGGTTGCTTTTCATCACACACTCTGCCGTTGAACACTACTATATTTTCTTTTTGTAGTCCTTTAAACTTATCAAGACCAGAAAAATCGACAGGTAGACCAGAGACAATTAGTTTGTTAGGGTTAACGATACGCTTTTTGATAATGTCATTACGAATAAAATTACTTGCACAGAATACTTTGTCGCTAATATCAAACACAATATCTTCAAAGTTCTTTGCCCATCGTTCCATGTCACGAACAAAGTCTGTGTCTGTGAAACTACCTGCGTGAATGATGCCTGTTATACTAGTTTTCTTCTTATGAAAATAGTTCATGTAGGCAATAGACTCAATGCCTGGGAACCAAATGTCACTAAAGAAGAATACATCGCCATCATCAATCTGATTCTGTTCATACAATGCTGCTATTGTAGCCATCTGCATAGACTTGAATCTAGTAGTAAACGCAGCATTCAAAAACATACCTTCTGGGAGGTCAGCACTTTTTTCAGTGGGAAGTATTTTTAGATACTCTATGCCGTTATCTTCCAAGTAGTTTGTAATGTCTCTGTCCATATGAACAGTATAACGACCTTCGATATGCTCTAGGGGAACATAAATCAACTTACTCATTCTACTCTCCCGTAGTCGTCTTGTAGCCTAACAATATCATCTTCTCCAAGATAACTACCTGTTTGTATTTCTATAATTACTAAGTTTTCATCACCGTCGTTGATGAGACGATGAGGTTCTAACTTTTGAATCATGACATAAAAACCAGTCTTTATACTTGTCGAAAGATCACCTACTACTATCTTGCCGCTTCCTGCAGTAACTACCCAATGCTCGTTGCGATGGTGATGATATTGTAATGACAATCTTTGTCCTGGTTCAACTACAATCCGCTTGACTTGAAATCCATCGCCGTGATTTATAGAAGTATAATTTCCCCAAGGTCTGTCAACTCGTTTATTACGCATTAGTTACTATTGCTCCGTTCTCATCATCTTCAAAGACTTCTACTTGAACTACTCGCCCTGGATATTCTGTTTCAATATACCCAAGCACTTCTTCTGCCATCATCTCACATGACTTATAGTCTGCTTGCATTGCACCAGTTTCAAACAAAGCCTCAAGTTCACGCTTGAACAAAATGAATTCTACATCTCGGTCATTGTGATTAACTTCAAGTGTCACATAAAAATGAAAAATATGACGATGAGGATATTGAAGAAACTCAACACCCTTAAGGTCTTTTGCTGCTGGATATCTGTGTATGCCTTCTTTCTGAAAGCTAACACGAATGTGTCTACTAGTTACTGGCATAGAACCACTCCGGTGTTTGTCGTTTAGTCCACTTAGCAAAGTCTTTCTTGTACATACGATAGTAGTTACGATAAGCCTCAACTACATTAGATAGTTTGGCATCGTCTGGCATTGCTTGTGGGATTACAGTGAGTTCACCTTCTGGAATATTCACTGGTACATTACATAGTATACTTTCTAATTTACTCTGTGTCAAGTGAATTTTACCATAGCGGTGAGTGTACTCGTGACACAAAGCAATCCATAGCTTGTACATGTATTCATAGTTTGCTCTAGTCGTCCTTGTCCATATACCGGAAGGGTGATTGATGTGTGATGCTTTGTAGACATCATTCTCAAGGACAGTATCGGCTAAACGCCACCGCTTGATGTTGCGGTTGTTGGCAGTTTTGTCCTGATACATTGTGCCGTCTAGCACACGATGAGCAGTGGACATGAGTTGAGCATACTCAATAATCATTTTTACCACATGCTTATCGCAATGCATTTGTGCCGAAACAACAGGGTCTTTATCTAGAGCAAATATGTTCATAACGAATGTTCCTTTAGTTTACCGTACCATGATAACATAGGAACTAGTGGGTGTCAAGACATAATGTTCTTAAATGTAGTCTCGAATTCTTCGTTGATGGTAGTCTCTTCGGCAAAATTTTGCTTGTGATATACCCTAGCCATCTTTCGAATGACTCGTTTGTCTAGAAATTCTTCTTCATGGAGCTTATTCACAATCTCTTTAATGAGATCACGTTCTGCGTCCATGCGTGTCATTGAGTTAGACATTTCAACGATAGCGTTTCTTACTTTTTGTGCGTCCATAATATATTTCCTATAATAAATCAAACATCAAATGTATTCTATCAAAATTAAGATTAGAATTTAGTGCAGTGTGCCTTTTTGTTGTATTAACTAAATACGCATTGCCATCTGCTGGCATATGAATTACTTCGTCATCTACAATCATTAAACAATTTTTATTCGTTATGATTGGTATGTGTATCCTTTTTTCTAAGTCTACATGCAAAGACATACATTGTCTACCAGAAAGTTTCATTAGTCTCATCCTGCCGAAATTATAATATGTACTTATGTTATTATGTACTTTTTCTATGTAGGATCCTTTCAACATTTCATTCAATACAACATATTCCTTAGTGTTCAGAAATTGACCGCCACCAGCAGCAGAGCCTATACCATCATCCCAAAGAGATTCTTTGTCTGATTCTTCTCTGTGTTTAAGACTAATCTGACCACTAGCGCCATGCTTTTCAAACAATTCAAGAGACTCTGATGCCAACCTATCTATATCAAAATTGTAGTTTAATTTAGAATAGTTACTCACCAAAAAGACCTTCTAATGAATTAGGAGCGACATCACTAATAGGCATTGATTTCATTTTCTTACCAAGAGCTGGATTGTTGTACCAATAATCAAAACTTTCACGATCTTTTACTGTATAGAGTCCGTTGTATTGATTAAATAATTTGATAGAAGAGGCATACTCTAACAGTTGATCTTTGTCGTTCACCATGTTATTTAATTGAATCATAAAATTTCTAATACTTGCAGCAGCGAATGTTGCCCTTACCTCTGCCCATTTTTGAGTATTGCCGTATCTTTCTGACCAAATACTCGCAGGATTATTCATTACCTCATGAAAAGTCATCAAATCTATTTCTAAATTATGTAAAGAATCTATGTCTTCATACACTGCTAAATAGTCGGCACCAGGATCTGCTTGCTTAGGAGTATATCCGTCTAAACAATCATCAGCAGCTCTATCTCTACCAAACTTTACAGTAGATCCTGGACCGTGTGTCCTTTTACCTGTCTTTTTACAAACATCTCCGAGCATGTAATAGAGGCCAGTCTCTACTCCTCTAGAATGTGTAGTGCTATCGTATGATAAGTGTACATTTTTATACAACCCATTCTGCTTAAAAATTAAATACGGCAACATTCTTCGCAAAGATCCTACACCAAGAATATGAAGATTCATTTGCCCGTCTTCATCCCGAATAGGAACTTCGCTTGCAATATAAGCACGCTGAACATCTTCTAAATTACCTGTACCAAGCGCAGCAGCTCCCATAGCAATGCCGCCTAAGAGATGATGTTGATCTTTAGGAACAGTTTTTAGAATAATGTCTGCCCACTCTAGATAAGTATCTACATCATTTCCTTGCATAATAACAAAAGGCTTACACTTACTACCAGTTCTAGTAAAAACTTCTAGTTGATTTTTTACATTCTCTCCAGTTTGTTTTGCGTATTTGTGAAAATTAACACGGTCAAACTTTCGACCAGTAGTATCATTTCTCTCTGACCTCCCAGTGTCAGTGATTACTGGAATCTCATCAAAGCACATGCCTACATCTGCCCACTTAGCTTGATTCTCATACACTTGTTGCTTGAGTTCAGGAGTAACTGCTTTACCTACAGTGATAACTTGTAAGCCACCTGAGTCAGCATGTATCTTATGTATATGGCTCGCATACTTTTGAAATTTTTCTCCATAACTATGTTCACAAAATGCATTATATAGCATAGAAAAAGTGTGTCCAGTTTCTTCTTTTCTGAACATCTTCTCAAACATATTGTTTATCTTTGAAACTGTTTCAGGGTTACTAATAGTTTCTTCGTTGGCTAAACGAATAAAAGAAGTACCTGATACTACATACTCTAGACTCATGAGTTTAACATATCCATAATAAGTTTCGCTTCTGCTATTGCATCGTGTAAAGCGTTGTGATTGATACCAGTTTTTTCTAACTTACGCCCAAGAACAGAAGTCAATGTTCGCATATCATATATATCCCAAAACTTCCAAGGCAACTTTCCTGTCTGCCATCCTAAAGCATATAAAGAAGATTCTAGAATAGTAACATCGAAACTTGAACCGTTGCCCCAAATAGGAATGGACTTATCACCATAGAAAGTAACAAACTTATCTATAGCTTCGTCTAGTGGCACTGGATCTTTTTTCCACGAATCAATAGCTTCTTTGGGTTGGGTTGCCCACCAAGCAACAGTTTCTTTATCTATGTGAAGCCCTGCCTCTTTACATGTAAGAGGATCAACATTGATAAAAAATTCTTCTAGAATTCCATCTTGTAGATTAAAAGCTACTGCACCAATAGAAGTGATACAAGAGTTAGGGCGGACACTAAGTGTCTCTAAGTCTACAACTATTTGTCTATCAGAAGGCTTTATCCGCATAGCTGTTCCTGTATTTGAATGTTGTGCATAAACTCGTTACGCATAGCAGGATCAGTCTTCAATCGTCCCTTAAGGACAGTAGTTTGAGTTGAACTGTTTGAAGAACGAATGCCACGATTCTCACAACAACCATGTCGAGCACGAATGTATACGCCAACCGCATCGGATTCTGTAAGATTGACTATCTCCTCTGCAATCATTTCAGTGAGTTCTTCTTGTAAGTGTCCTCGTTGCGCTAGGTGTTGCGCTATGCGAGTGTACTTAGACAATCCGATAACATTCTTACCTGGTAGACAAGCAATATAGCAGATACCAGACACAGGCTGATGATGATGAGAACACATGCTGCGAATGTCAGACCTAACAATAATAAGTTGATCGTATTTACCATCGTTAGGAAATGAAGTTACTTTAGGTGATGACTCATAACGACCTGACATTATTTCATTCACATACATCTTAGCTAAACGTCTAGCAGTATCTTGACTGTTAGGATCGTTTTCAGTGTCAATAATAAGGCTGCTAAGCACACCCTCAAACTTTTGAGTAAGTTCTTCTATGAGTCTAGGCTTCTCGTCTGGATATATGAACTGAGATATATTATCAGACGCAAAGAAGCGTTTGCCTGCGTTTTTTAGTCTTGCTTTAATTAATTCACTTATCATTTTTTATAATACCTGCGTCCCAATTTCTTGCAAAAGCCTCTGCATAGTAAATGCTTTTACCTGGAAATTCATTTGTGCCAACTTTTTTGCCGTCTTCATACATGTCAACAACGTATGTAGTATCAGGGCCTTTATTACCGTTTCCGGTATAAGGTAGTTGTCTTATAGTGCTATATCTCATTCTGCCTCCCATGGAAAGACTACCCATTCATCAACATTATATAACGCTTGACCTATAATGTCAATACCCATGTCGTTTCTTTTATTTAGCAATACTGCTCGCTTGGCTTCTGGTGCTAGATTGGCAACATCTTCCATCGTGATACCACTATCACAGATGTCGTCAATGAACAACGTAGTGCTGAGATTATTTTCAATGATAGACTCAGCGTCTTGAGTTAATCCGTCTCGTGTTTGCCAAGTGACAGGCTCAAACGGAACATTAAGCATGTGAGAAACAATAACACCTGGAATCAAGCCGCCTCGTGTTATCCCTACGACCTTAGTAATACCCAAATGTTTAGCATCGTTCGCAATATCTAAACAAAGCGCATCAATGTCCATCCAATCTACATAAAGTTTGTGATCTCTAAAGTCCATATTAAGTTCCTATTTGATTACCGTAAACGTAACAATGATTTCGAGTAGCTACTCTGTACCCTCTTTGCATAGCTTGATTACAAATTTCTGCAACTTCACCTTGCTCTTCTTTTGTTGCACCGGCTGGCATGATCCAGATGATTGGCTTATCAATCTCTGCGTTCTTAGCGTAAGTTTCTATCTCTTTCGCATACTGATCTATCTCTTGCCAACTTTCTTCTGTACCGTTACAAACAAATTTGATTATGCTAGTACTCTTTGTACTCTCAGCATATGACATGAAGTTATCTACCATGACTTGATTCTGTTCACCTGCTGTATGCCAAGTTTTAGGACTAATTGACCAGTGCCAACGTATGCCCATTTCAGCTAAGTAAATGTTTATGAAGTCTTGTAAATCTTTGTTTAGTTTTTTAGTGCCGTTTGTTTCAACGGTGATAATCTTAGGAACATTGCCACGAATAAGAAACTCATTGACAATCGCTTTCATTTGTTTTTGTTGGAGCATTGGTTCGCCGCCAGTGAAGGCGAGCATATTGTCTTGTTTTGAAATAGGGTGTGTAAATTTACCATGAGGTAGAAGTGATTCAAGTTTATCACATGCGCCTTCTACATCAACATCTGTTGCTAGATGCTTGTACTTCATCGACCAAGTATATGATGAGTCGCATCCTTTGTCCCAAACAGGGAGATCCTCTACACGATCAACGGCAATCAAGTCGTAATCTTTGTAGGGAAGTTCCCATGTATCAGGCTTTGTTGGATGAGTTTGTCCGAAGCCGTTACACTCTAAGTTACAGCCGAAAAATCTAAGCCATACTGTTGGAGTGCCGGCAAGTTCTGCTTCGCCTTGAAATGACCAGAACATTTCGGAAAAACGAATTTTCATAATAGAAGTCTCTCAATGTTTTATCCAGTATACTACTATGTATGCTAGATGTCAAGAACTGATTCTTCTTTTTCATCAAAATATTTCGGCCGTCTTTTCGGCTGTGATGTTTCAGAGACTTTACTAATTTCTTTTTTATCTTTAGCGTTGATATCTATCTGATCTTGTACCCACTTCAAATATTCATAGTTTCCGGAGTCACCCTCAATCTCGTCAAGTAGCTGCTGAAGATCAATGCTGGCAAGATAGTTTAGTTTAGTCTCAGTCTGCCTAGCTTCTTTCTTGATTCGGCGAATAAAACTATAGTATGTGATCTGTGTGAAGTATGCAAAAGGATTGTTTGACTTCTCTGGATTAAATCTGTCAGCATATCTTAGGCAGTTTTCTATACCGTCAAGAATCATCTCGTCTCGAAACGTATAGTTTACGAAATTAGATTTGTATGCCAGATGGTTTGATATCTTAACGAAACACTCGCCAAGATAATGCGGACACTGAGGAGTAGGATTGCCACTTTCAACAGCTTGGTTCCATTCCTGTTTCCATTTCTTCATTTCTTCGAAGAACTTTTTGTTGTCCACATAATGTGCATTTTTTTCTTTAGACATGTGTTACTCCAATTAAAATCATAATATAATAATACTAAAAAAAGATTCATTTGTCAAGTAAATAAAGTGTAATAAATGCTTGACAAGGATTTACTGTGTTGTTATAATTGCTTTGTTAGAAAGAAAGGGAAGTACTAATGTATTATTTTGTTATTGCCAAGCAATAGTTCTAATTGTTCTTGCATGTAATCAAGTTCATCAGAATCAAGGTCTTCTAATTCTTTAGGTTCAGCATCGTCTTTCAAGAAATTACCTTCAAAAGCAACAGGCTTACCGTAAACATTCTCTACCATTTCTTCGTAAGAAGAGTGAAGTCTAACGCTTAAACTATTCAAGCATACTACATTAAACATATCAATCACAACTTCTCTGTCGTCTGTC